GGGCCTGGCGCTTAAGCGTTGTTTAGAAGAACGCGATTCACGGGCGCCCTATGCAAGGCGCGATTCGCAAGGCCGAATTCATCTTTTCGTTGCACCGCAGGGTCAATGCGTTTTGAACTCCACGCGCACGGCTTTTCAATTGCGCTTTGTCGAGTCTGGCGCGATGACCTTGGACGCCATGACTTGCCAAGCCACCACCATTGTGGGCGGAACGGCGACGTACAACCTTCGTAACTACCTTTGGTCCTCTACGTGTGCGACGCGCCCCAATCGCGATTTCACTACGCAGGGCATTAATCCCGTTTTCAGTTGCAAGGATGGTTGTCAGTACGACATTCGCGGCAAGCAATGTCGTTATTTCGGACCGCAGGGCATTTACACGTGCGCTGTCATCAGCAATCCCACGGGGCAAACGTGCGATCCGGAGGGTGAAACCGGTTTTCCTGTCGCTCCGCGTCCTCCGGAGCCAGAGAACCCCGACCGAGACGGCGATGGCGTCCCAAACGATCAGGACGAAGCCCCGGATGATCCGGGCTGTTCCGTTGATTGTGGCCCTCAGCCCGAACAACCCGAGGAACCGGACCCGGGTCCGGAGGATGATCTTGATGATGGCCAGCAGGTAGCCGAAACCCTTGGCCCGAAACTCGACAACATCGAGAAGGCGGTGTTGGGCCTCGGCCCTCGTATTGACCAAGTCCGCGCCTCGGTCGATGGTGCGAGGGCAGACGCAAACACCGACGCGGACCGCATGGTTTCCGCTATTGATGCTGTAGCAGCAGCAGTCCGCGCGCAGGGCCCTAACGTTCCCGGTGGCAACCCCGATCCCGGCGAAGGCGAAGGCGACGGCGAAGGCCCCGACCTCAGCCCGCTGACGCCCGGGCCGGACGGCGGCGAGCACCCCGGTCTGTCCTCTGTCGTTGAGCAGGGTGACGCCGATCAAATGCTCGCCCAGCTTGATACCGACGGTTGGTCGCTCACGCGTTCGTGTCCGGCGTATGCGTGGCCTCTCTCGTTCGATCTTGGCTGGGGCACGGCCAACATAACCGAGGCGGTCGATATGGTCTGCGCCGCCCTCGCTGTCCTCGGCTGGGTGATTGGCCTTGCCGGATTGATTCAAGCCAGTTTCATTCTTAGCCGCGTGGGAGGCGGTAGCTGATGCCTGCGATTCTCGCGGCCTTCGTGCCGTTCCTGATGGCCGCATTGCGGCTTTTCATCGTCGGAAACATCGTCGGCCTAATCATTCGCGCCCTCGTCGGCCTCGGCCTGTATTTCTTCGTCATGGAGCCCATTGGCGATCAGATTTCGGGCCTTCTCGAAGGTCGCCTCGGCGGCGCTCCGCAAGTTGTCATTGCGTGGCTCGGCTATCTGCAAATCGACGTTTACGTTCAGACGATCCTTAGCGCCTACACCATCGTTTGGGCGTCTAACTTCATTCTCCGCATGAGGCAGACCTAGTGCCCATTACCTGCATCACCGGCACGCCCGGTGCTGGCAAGACGCTTTCCGCTCTTGAAGAACTGTTGAACGAAATCGGCGTCGAGTGGCGCGGAAAGTCCGTCGAGCAAATCCGCGAGGCCATTCAATCCAAGGTCACGCGACCGGTGTACGTGTGCAACGTTCGCGGCCTTCGCCCCGGGCTCTTCGAGGAAATCGATGATCCGTTCGGCTGGGAAGAACTGCCCGATGGCTCCTTGATCCTCGTGGATGAAGCGTGGGAGTTCTTCGGCAAGCACCTTCGCAACAACGACGACCCGCGCGTACTGAATTTCGCCAAGCATCGCCACCGCGGTTTCGATTGGATCATCACCACGCAGGCTGTGTCGCAGCTTTCGCCATTCATGCGCGATCTTCTTGGCCGGCACGTGCACGTCACGCGCAAGTTCGGCACCGAGACCACGTATCGCTATGAGTGGCCGCACACGCACGACAACGCCAACAGTCAGACGGCGAAGTCGCAGGCGATCGAAACCATGTGGCGCTATCCGCATGAAATCTTCGCGCTCTATGAGTCGGCCACGCTTAATACGATCAAGCGTCGAATCCCGAAGAAGATTGTTATTGCCTTGGTCGTCGGCGCGCTCTCATTCGTCGCGATTCCCGGTGCCTTCGTCATGCTGTGGGACACCCTCGGCGGCGATGCCGTCGCAGCGCCTACGCAAGCCGCCACCGCCCGCGACGGCGAGGCGCGCAGCGCAGCGAGCACCGAGCCAAGCGGCGGTGACGGGGAAACGCTCACGCCCGAGGAATACGCGTACCTGCGTGCCCCTCGTGTTGACGCGGACCCGGCAAGCGCCCCGCTATACGATCGCTTCGAAGTGCAAGACTACCCGCGCATGTTCTGCATGATCTCTGGGGATCAGGCCGTCGAGCGCATTTCGTGCCGTTGCCGTACTCAGCAGATGACGCCGATTCTTGTCGATGATCGCGTCTGCATCCACGTTGCCCGCAACGGCATGTGGGACCCGCGCTTGCGCCCTGTCGGCTATGCGCCTCGCGAAGCAGAGCGCCCCAGTGATGACCTCCAAGTGCATCACCGGGGCGAAAACGGACAAGGCCCGGTAGGCATAGGGCAGGGAATCGATCGGTCTACGCTTCAGCCCTACACGCCGCCCGACTTCCTTTCCCGCTAAACCCCGCGCCGTCTCAACCTTCCTCGACTTCACCACGCAACGGCGGGCCAAGAATCGCAACAGCGAGGGCGACGGGGCCCCCGTCATCAGACGGGGCAGGGAGCCCCGAGGGCGCTAGCGCCCGAGTTCGCCCGACGGCAGCAGGCCGGCGACGTTTCCGCAGTCCTCCGCGTAGCCACACTTCGTACTCGAGTCTGCGAATCATGCCGAGCGTGATTCGCACGCCGTCAGGCGATATCAGCTCGTCCCCAGCGATTCGCCACCCAACCCAAGCGCCGGCGAGGCTTCCATTGCCGTGCACTTGCCAGTTGTAGAGCGCCCGAACGCACTTGTTCATGCCGATAGCCGAAAGGCAGGGCGGTACGGTTTCCATGTGGGAGTTCTCCGTTTGGGGAACCCCGGACGATGCGTAGCTGAACGCTTAACCCGTTGTGATGCGTTGCGGTGTTCGCATAATGAATAGGATGTCAGGCCGCATGAGCGAGCCTGTAGGGCGCTCGGAACCGTCAGGGGTAGGGCACCCAGCGCTAAGGCAATCGCCGCGCCCCTGAATCGCTTTGCGAGCCTCTGCAAAGCGCGTCGTGCTTCCGCGTCCCTCGCGGCCTCTGCGAACGCTTCAAGGATCACCGGCACCGGGTCTTCGCCTAGGTCCTTCGCCATGCGTTCGATGAAATGCGCCTCGCCGTTTCGGCCCTCTTTCCAGTTCTGCACGGTTTGGCGCGCCGTCCCAAGCTCGGACGCCGCAGCGTTGTTGCTCTCGTGACCCATGCGCGACTTCCAGCGCTCGAAAAGCTCCCACGTAGCAGACATGTCCCGACCCTCTTGACAGATGCGTCCCGACCCATGGTACGTTCCGCCGCGTCCCGACGCTCGGGACACCCCGGGGCTAGGCCCTGCCGCTGTTACCCCTAGCGGCGGCAGGTGCCCGGGGCCTTTCCCTAGAAGGAGCCCGCAATGCGTCCTCAACGCGCCGCCGCAACCATCGCCTTTCTCTTCGTTCTGCTTGGCCTCGCCATGCTCGCCGCGCCCTTTTATGAGGCGCTGGCCGTAGTGCATGAGCTTGAGGCCCGCTGCGCCCTTGATCCCGAGTGCCGCGCTTCGCTTTCTCAGGAGGTCGCGCCGTGAGTCGTACCAGTCCCTCTGAACACTTCGAACATCTCCGCAGCTTTGAGGGCTACGCGGACATTTACGTTTGTCCCTTCGGTGTCGTTGTCCTGGCATCGCAGGACGGCGAAGAACTCGCCTTTTTTGAGCACGATCACTCAGGCGGCGACCCGGACGCCGCGTACAACGCCGCTCTCTCTTTCGTACTCGCAAACGATCACGTCCTGCTCCGCGACATTCGATTGGAGCCCGAAGCGTGAGCCGGCTCGATGGCCTGATGCGTGAGCCCGTCACGCTCTCCGTCATCGCTTCGCACGACTGGCGCAACGCTCGCCAGCTGGTCTATCGCGCCGCCCTCGTTACCCGGGGTGGTCGCGTTCTCCACTGCATCGACAGCATTTCCCGGGTTGATGCCGTCCGCCTTGCTCGCCGTTACGCCGACCGGTCCGGCATGACCGTTGTTCGTGAGGTGGTCGCTTGAGCCGCTGGCCTACCGCAGAAGCGATCCCCCCCCATGTCGATGGGGTGGGGATCGCGGGGACGGGGGGCGGCCCGTGTAGTAACACGGGACGAACCGACCGCAGGGAGGTTCGTCACGCCCCCCGAATGTCCTCCGACGGCCTCGCTCTCTCTGGCGCTCTCGTGGACTGGCTCAGCTTCACCGTCAAGCCCGAGGGCGCAGACCTTGAACTCCTGACGCAAGACCCGACCGCCTACGCCCGGGAACTCGTGTGGCGCATTTTCGGCGTGTCCTCCGTCTACTGCGAGGAAGCCGAAAAGCGCGGGAAGAACGGCTATACCCACACGTGCAAGCTGTCCACCGCGTCCACGCCGGCGGGCTTCGTCGCCTTCGGCGGCAATCGCGGCACCGTCAACGTCCAGCTTTCCGGCGTCGGCTGCTCGGCTGTGCGCTGCTGGCGTTCGGCAGCATGGGAGCTTCAATGCCTGGGCGCAAAGTTGACACGCGTAGACCTCGCGTTCGATGACTACAAAGCAGAGCACATCGACTTCCCGCGTTGGGAAGCGATGGCACGCGCTGGCGAAATCCAAGCTTCCGCAGGGCAGTCCCCGAAGTGGCGCGTGTATGAGGGCAGCGACTCGCGCTCTCTGTACGTGGGCCGCAAGGGCAATAAGGAACTCTGCGTCTACGAAAAGGGCAAGGAACAGGGAGACCCGGAATCTCCGTGGCTCCGCGCAGAGCTTCGCGTCTGGGCGAAGGAACGCGAGATTCCGTATGCCGTCCTGACCCAAACCCTCAGCTTCATTCGCGGCGCGTACAACGTCCTGCGCGAGCTTCCCGGCGACGTGTGCGAACGCATCAAGACCACGGCGCGCAAGGTCGCCGCAAACGCTGTCGCGTGCCTCTCGTGGCTTCGCGCAGCAGTCGGCCCGAGCATCGACGCACTCACGCAAGCCCTCGGCGCGCAGCGCGTCGCGCAGCTACTTCACGACGACATTCGCCGGCCTGCGATCCCCCGGCGTTTCAAAGGCATTCCCCGGGATCAACTGAACTATCACCTCCAAGGCGCGCTATGTCCGTTTTGACTGCCGCAATCCGTCTCGCCCTCGCTGGGCACTATCAGGAAAACCGCAAATGATTCGCATCGAAATCACCTCCGAGCCCGTCAACGTCCGCTCGGGCAACAAGGACGGCAAACAGTGGAGCCGCCGCGAGCAGCCCGCATACGTCCACACCGGCCACGCCTACCCGGCGCGCTTCCTTATCTCGCTGGGTGATACGGGCACGCCCTACGCCCCCGGCACGTACACGCTCGATCCGAAGTCCTTGGCCGTCGGCCAGTACGGGGACTTGCAGATCGCTCGTGTTCTGCACCTGACGCCCGTCAAGGCGTAACGCATGAAGGTTCGCACCTGCATCCAATGGAACGCGGAAACGCAAACCTGCGAGGCGGAAGTGTGGGCCGACCAAATGCCTTTGGGGCTTCCTCCGCTTACCCCTCAGGAAGGCGCAACGCTCGGCGCGGCGGTTCTCGTCATGTTCGCGGTTGCGTGGTTGCTCAAGTGGATCCGCAAGTACCTTTCCTCACTCTAGGAGATTCACCCATGCTCGTTTCTAAGTTCGTTTCGGCCAAGTCGGCCGCTACCGCTGCCGTGCTCGGCTCCCTGTTCGCTGCCAATGCCGCGATGGCTGCTCCCGGTGGCTTCAATCTGGCTGCATCTCAGACGGAAGTCCTCGGCTATGTCACCACCACGATCGCGTTCATCGTCGCCATTGGCACCGCCGTGCTCGGCCTCGTGATGATCGCGAAGGCGGTCAAGTGGGCGCGCAAGGCGGGCTAATCGCCCGTTGAAAGCAGCCGCGTCCTAGCGCGGCCTTTTTCATTCAGGAGGCTACGGTGATCGGATGGGTCGTGTTCTTTCTCATGTGTGCGGCGGGCTGGCTGTTTTTCTCGGATTGATTCCGTTTAGCGCTAAGGCGCAAGTTCGTTATTGCGGCCTAACTGATACGACAAACCTTCAAGCGGCCCTTGGTGGCGCAAACATCACGCTCGAAGATGAGGGCCTGGCGCTTAAGCGTTGTTTAGAAGAACGCGATTCACGGGCGCCCTATGCAAGGCGCGATTCGCAAGGCCGAATTCATCTTTTCGTTGCACCGCAGGGTCAATGCG